CTTCTTAGTTTAGCCTCTAATATCTTATCAATATTGTTAGAGTTGTTTTCAATATAATTATCTATAGCTATATCAGCTTTTCTTTTGGCTATACGTCTTAACAAAGCAGTTCTTCTTTCTCTTAACACATTAGGCTTACCTTGTAAAAAGAATTTAATATATTTTATTTTGTTAGCCTTGTTTATAAATACATCTTTTTTATTATCTTGAAACTTATATTCTTGATTTCCATCAAATACTGGTACTGCTTTATAGTAATGATAATTTGTGTCACTTAAACTTTCATTATTGTCATCAATTTTTGATATTGAATAATTCCATGTAGACGGATAACTAGGTTCTTGTTTATCTATTAAAACATAATCATCATCTGTATTAGAACTTGAATAAGGGTCAAATTGACCATTAAAAAACTTTCTATCTTTTAAAAATTGTATTATTTGGGAATCTTCATTTAAACCCATAGCAATACGAACTTCTTGACCGACTTGCTCTATCCTAACATTGTCTGGTTGCGTACCGGTAAACGTTTTTAATAGAAGTATGTTTGTATAATTATAATCTGCAAACCATATTTTCTTTGCAGTTTTTTCATAAAAAATCCACCCATAGCCATTTGTTAGTTTTGGGTGTGTCCATTGTATAATTCTATCAATAACAAAAGGATTGCCACTATTTAAAATACTTAATGATTGTACAACTGAATGCCCTTTTTGTTTTACTAACTTACCGCTTACATCAGTTCTGAGGTTAAGCATATTAATACAAGCGTCATTAGATATATCCTCCGGGTCTGCATTCGTAATAACACCTCCATCAAATTTTCCTATAGGTAAGATCATTAATACAATGTACCCCCAGATAAATCAGTAACTGTCATAGTCATGTTACTAGCACCTTTACCAATATGTATTTCTCTAGCTTTTTCTCTATTAGCGTAGTATCTATTTAAAAATGATACAGACTTTTTCTCGTCACCTATATCTTCTGCCATCATACCTTTTGCAAAGTCAACTAGATAGTCATGGTATATACTATCAATAATTGGTGTTTGCCCAGCTTCAGAAAAATTATATGCCACTCCCACAACTTTAGCTTTACCACCTAAACCATATGCGTCCCAACTATTAAATAAAGTATCAAAAGAACCCAATGTTGCAGACCACATACCAACCTTATCATCATTAGTAAAAATGTCTTCATTTTGTTGAAATGTCCCAGACACATTGGATAATACCAATGTTCCAGTATCTTCATCAGAATCATCAAACTCCACAGTAGCAGTAGCGTTAGAAACCTTACCTTTTATTTGTGTACCAGCTCTAAACATTCCTGATGTCAATGTATTGTATCCTAATTTTTTATAAGCAGTAGTGCTTTCTTCAATATTGTGCGGTATAGCCGTATATCTAAAATGTATTTTGCCATCTGCTTGTGGTTTAGGATATAATGCGACCTTATTGTTTTCAATAAAGTAATGTGACGGCTTACCTTGTAGTAAAGAATTAGATGCGTTTCTTCTTGGGTATTGACCATTAAACTGATCAAGAACTAATCCGTCATATTCTACATTGCCTTTTAATTCAATAAAATCATTAGGTAGCTCGTTTTTTACTACTCCAGACTCAGCGTATATAACTCTTTCTCTTTCATAACATTTAGTAAAAATAGAAAAATCTCTTTCAGCTTCTACTAAAAACTTTTTTGCTTTTTTCTTGTGTATCATATCGCTACCAAATGGTAGGATAGCTCTGTCAACTAATTCACTCCACTTCATGATATATATGCCGTTATTATGTCCATGCCATTTGAATAGGCTAAATTTGCTCGTTCCATTCTATTATCAGATTTCCAACAGATATATTCTGCAAAGTCAACAATCGCATAGTGTAAAGCACTATTTAATTCATGCGTGGTATCACTGGCAACAATTACTGTTGGTTCTTTTAAAAAGAATACTGTTATGTCCGCAGTAGGGGTCGGGTCTAAAAATATTTTTGTTCCTAACCTATGGTAATACCCTAGCTTGTCAGTAACACTTGGAGATAAAAAACTATTTGTAATTTTTTCAAGGTCGTTAACATTTATCTCATGCCAAACAATATCATTGTTCCCTTGCACAATTCTAAGAATTGCATTCCTAAATGGCTTTGCTGATAACTTTGGTATTGTACTTGCTGATTCAAAAATAAAATTATTTATAAATGAACCAGTAGCATCCATATTTACAATTTGATCTTCTGTTAGCTCTGTTAGAAGATTAGGAGGAACGATACTACATACACGAGATAATCCGTCATTTAATGCTTTGAGCATATCCGCACTAGAAAAAATATCTTGATTTGGGTCTTCTAGTCTAAATTTTAACTCAGCAATCATCTCATTAGGAGATAGTCCTATTGTATTTGTGCTTGATTCGTCAGCCATTTACTTTTTCTTTTTCTTTTTAGGAAACCCAGCTTTCATATTCGCATAAGCCTCTGGACTAATTGTTGATTTACTTTTACTACGACTAGTTCCAGCTTTTTTCCTAGCATTTATATTAGCGTATAAACCTTTTTTCTTTTTCTTTTTACTAGGTCTGCCACGCTTACTTCCATATGTACCCATACCTCTCGGCATAATTAACTTCCTTTCTTCCACTTCATAGAACTTGATTTGGTTTTAGAAGGTGACCACTTAGTACGATTTGCCCAGTAAGCTCCTGAAAAAAAGTTTTTAATGTTTTTACGGTGTCTACTTGCAAACGCTTTTCGTTGTCCTTCTGTTTGGTTTGTTTTAACCCCAGCTTGACCAAATTTGATAGTTTTGATCTTCCCATTCTTCTTGGCAACCACTATATGTGACTTCCCACCGGGGTCGTTCTTGAGCCGTTTGGGTTTGTTGTAACCCATTACCCCAGCTCGTTTTAATCTTGAATCTTTTTTTTTCATACATTTTTAATATACCCCCGAGCAGAAAATCGGGGGTAATTATTTACAACTATTCTAGTGAATAACTATTTTACCAGCACCAATGCATGTGCCGATTGCATCAGCACCATTAGAACCAGATAATGATGCGGATGTTAAAACACCAGCATTGCTTATAGCGGTAACTACTTGTCCAGCAGTTCCACCACTAACTGCACTAGCTTCACCTCTAACTATAACCCATCCATACGCACCGTCTGCAATAGCTCCTTCTGCAATACCGTATTTACCCGGCATTGATGTAGTAGCGACTGCATGTACTTTACATACATACTCAGCTCCATCAGAACTCAATGCTATTGCGACTGGGTATCCAGCAGTAACTGCACCACTGGCTTTTGCCCAGACTTTTTGCTTTGCTTTAGGGTCACCAGCAGATTTACCAAAAGGCATACTCATATCAGTAACTCCTAATAAGATTGAGCTAAGTCTGTAATTAGACCTAGCCTTGAAGGGTTAGAGCAAGTCAAAGCTCCTAACCAAAGCATCTTAGCGATTCTAGCATCTTGGTTAACTGGCTTTTGAAAACCTTCAAACGAAAAGTTTCTTTTTCTGTGATGACGAAAACCTATGTAATTCTCATTCAAGAAATACATATGTCCAGCCGGACAATGCTCGTCTACAAAAATAGATACTCCACGATATTTCAGTTCTAAAAATCCAGATTCTCCAACAGATGCCTGAGAACCATTATACCTAACTTGGTCAGAAAGAGCTTCTTCAAGGGCATCAAAAATAATCTGAGTTGTTACTATCATTGTTGGCGAATCAGACCCTTTAGTTAAAGTACCAAAGGCTTGTCTAATTTCACTCTCAATCACATTAACAGTCTCAGCATAAGTAGCTACAGAACTAGAAACCCCAGCATTACTACCAGCGTCTCTAATGTAACCACCATCCCACCAAGAGTAATTATTACTATTAATTCCACCAAGTGTTCTGTCAGCTTTGATTATATGTTGAAGACCCACGAATTTCCCATCAGAACCGTCTCCAGTGCCGTACAAAGTTTCACCATAAAGTTCTTTCATAGCTACTTCCATGTTCTTTACTTTGGCTTCTAATAGGTCAATTACACGCTCTTTACCATCGTTCAAGGCTT